AGGAACTTTGAAGTGAAGGAAGAATGGATTTCCCTTTTACAATTAATTCTTGCAACCGTCATTGCTTCTTACTTTGGAGGAAGGTCTTGGGAAAAAATTAAAAATAAAAAATAGTATCTTTGTATAAATTAAATTAAGTAAAATGGCAGAAAACGTAAAATTAGAAAAAGACGAATTAGAAAAGCTACAAATTGCTACTGATTCAATAAACAAATTAAAACTCTCGTTAGGTGAGTTAGAAATGCAAAAACTCGAAATATTTGGAAAAGTCAATGGACTTACTCAAGAGTTTGCGAAAATGGAACAGTCTCTTATTGAAAAATATGGGAAAGATTCGATTATAAATATCAAGACGGGAGAAGTTAAAAAGAAATAACATGGCTAAAATATCCACCTATGCAATTGACGCAACACCTACCTTGCAGGACAAGGTTATAGGAACTGACGTAAACGATTCTAACATAACCAAGAATTATACATTAGGGGATATTATTTCATTAGTACCACCAATTCCAAGCATAGTAACTGATTTATATATTCCTGTTTCAAATGGACTTGACTATGTAGATTCAGTGATAACACAAGATTCCACAACTGCACCAACAACAATAAGTGTTGCAGGATTGATTGGAATAACAGGAACAGGTGAGTCAGTATTCGTTGGAAAAAATGCAGGAGTTTTATCAGATAAAACTGTTGCTCAGTATAATGTTGGTATAGGAGACGGTGCATTAGAATCATTTATATCAGGAACAAATCCTGTTAGTGGTGCTGCGGAACCCGGTTCAAATATTGCTTTGGGTGTAGGGGCTTTGGCAAAAACAACTGATGGAACAAATAATGTTGCTATTGGAGTTGATTCCTTAAAAGAAAATACAGAGGGATTCAATAATGTTGCTATATCCAAAAATGCTTTAGGTTCGTCAGTTAATCCAACCACTCAAGGAATAACCTTTAACCAAGGAAGTATAGGGATAGGTTTTTCTGCAGGTAGTCCCAATGCCAATTCTTCACTACCTACAGGTCATAACTTTGATACCATCGTAGGTCATCAAGCAATGGCAGATATATTTTATTTGCCGGGGTCGACTACTGCTCAAAATACCGTATTAGGTTTGAGGGCGTTGAGAAACGTTGGGGTAGAAGGATATGGGTCGACTATTGAACAAAATGTTGTTATTGGAGCTCTTGCAGGATTAGGAATAGAGGCAGGTCCTCAATCCGTTAATCCGGGACAAGGAAATCAAAACAATCTTTCACTTAAAAGGAATGTGTTTATTGGTAAAAATGCAGGAAACAATTTTAGAGGACTCGGCATACGAGACAATATTATTATTGGTGCAGCAAGTAATACTGAAAAATATGTTGGTGAAGGAAACGTCATTTTCAACACGGGTGGGTCAGATAATTCCATGGGGAGTTTCACTGCTAATGGTCCTGTATCTTCAAACTTTTTAGTTGGAAGTAGAACTGCATTATATAGTGATAGTAATATTGTTTTAAACCCAAACAGATACGAAAACCCTGTTTCACCCAATATCTTAGGAACACCTAATATTGCAAACCCTAATGGTAGAGATGCGGTTAGAAATAATATAATATTAGGAGATAAAGTAAGTAGTACAAACACTTTTTCTAATAACACATTACAATCTGAAGACCCACAAGGTCTAGCAGTTTCCGTAGGTCGTATCACCGGTAGTTTACTTGTAAACTCAGTTAACACCACAATGTTTGCTGAAAATGGTGGTGATATGTGTGGTAACGTTATCATCAATGGTGATAGCAATGCTATCAAGGCATCTACTAACAGTAGTAACAATGACAACAACTATATTTTAGGCAGCAACAATGTGTCTTTAGTTGATACGCAAGATAACTTTATTTTTGCCACAACACCAAGTACCGTTTATCAACTAAGTGATATTAGAAACAGTTTCTTGTGGGGTATTGCAAGTGGTAATGTTAATGCAACTATTACTGATGGTTCCGATGAAAACTTTTTATTCAACACCCCTTCAATTAGCTTAGACGGAAACGGTAATACAGTATTTGGAGCCGAAGGAACAGTATCAGGTAACTACAATACATTATTAAATGGAACAGGACATAATATTTCAGGAAGTCGTAATACGGTTGCAGGTCAAAATATAACTACGGGTAATTCTCAAAGAGCATTTGCTCATGGGTTTGGACTTATTGTAGGTCAAACAGGTGCTGCTAACAATGGTTTTGCCGTAGGTAATAATAACATAATAGATAGTGGAGCAAACAATTCTGTTCTTGGAAGTAATCTTGAAAGTAAAGCATATTCAAACAGTGTCATAGTAGGACAAAACAACGACCCTACAGTAGACAATATACAAGGTAAAACAAGTTTTCAAGTTGGTGTTGGTTCGGGACAGACAAATAGAAAAAACGCAATAAATGTAACAAGGGTAAATGCACCATTACGAAGCGTTATATATATGGACCAATTAGCTACCTCTGCGTTTAATTTTGCAGATGATGCAGCAGCAGTAGCCGGAGGTATTCAGTTTGGAGGATTATATCATACTGACGGTGTTGTTAAAATAAATATAACTCCGTAATTTAATTTTAATTAAATGGACATAAGAAAAATTTCTATAGGTCCTGATTATAAATCAGGAGCCATGCACTACATAGTAGGACAGTCTGTTTTAAATGGCTCTTACAAAATTCATCTTATTAAATACTACGAAGATTCTGATTCATACAAAATATGGATTGAAGAAGATAGTGGAGCTATAGTCTGTTGGAAGGAGTTTACTTCCACTGTTCCTGTGTCCGTAGAATTTAATATAAACTTTTGATGAAATCTATATATCAATTTATAGTTGAACCCCTAAACAAAAATCGTTATAACAACACTAAAGAAATAGAAGGTGTTGATTTAATTATAAGCACTTCAGAAGAAGATGCATCTGCATCTAATAGAGAAGCGATTGTTTTAGAAACACCCATTAATTACTGTGGACCTATTGAAAAGGGTGACACCCTTTTGGTTCATCATAATGTATTTAAGTTTTATAATGATATGTATGGCAGAAGACAAAGTGGAAAAAGTTTTTTTAGAGATGATATATTTTTTGTAGATTCCGAACAATTCTATGCATTTAAAAAAAATAATAAATGGCATGGATATGATAGGTATTGTTTTGTAAAACCTATACCAACAGAAGAGAGTTATATTTATAAACCTTTTAGCAACGAACCATTAATGGCAGAAATGGCAATAATAAATAAAACCTTAAAAAACGAAGGCTTGAAAGTGGGAGATAAGGTTTGTTATAAGCCAAAACAAGAATATGAGTTTAACATAGACGGTGAAAAACTTTGGAGGATGTTTGACCACTCTATAACTTTAGTATTATGATAAGCACTCTATCTTTTTACAACGTCTTACCAAATCCTGATAAATATGTCGAGAACATTGAAAGCAATGGTTGGAAAGTAATTGACGCAGAGGCAGGAAAATTCAGAGGTATACAAGAAAGAAAAGAGGATGAACTGTCGGTATTGGTAAATGCTTTTTATCCGGACTATAATATAGAACTAAATTTTATTAGGAAGTCTCCATTAAATCAGGAAGAACCTCATTACATACATACCGATGAGATGCATGGAGATAAAACAGTTATATTATATTTAAACAAAACATATCCTGAAAATTATGGAACCACGTTATATGATGACAATGAAGTTCCTATTCTAGTAAACAAAGCACAATACAATAGTATTTTTATTTTTGACTCTAACATCAAACACTCAAGAAATATAAAAGAAAACTTTGGTTTTAAAAACGACGCTAGAATGGTTCAAGTAATGTTTTTAAAAAAGAAACATGAGTGATTTTTTAGATATGCTGAAAGAATATAATATTAATTTGGATGAGTTGAATCGTTATATTGATTCAAAAGAATTTGAATTGAAAGCAGGTCCTGTAGTAGATGATAATAATAAAAACTATAAATTAAAAAAATCAAACATAGAAGGCTTAGGAATTTTTGCTACTAGAAAAATTAAAAAAAAAGAGGTTATTGGCTATGGGAAAATTAACAACACAAGAACATTAGCAGGTCGGTATGTAAACCATTCTCTTAACAATAATGCTAAGTTTTATAGTTTTAGAGATAACGATAATATGATATTAATAGCTGAAAGAAAAATTTTAAAAGGAGAAGAAATAGTAACTAACTATAGACATCATACTTTTGTAAAAGAATATTATGAGTAAAGAAACTAAGTTAAAAATAATTGAAGCAGGTCATCAAGCAGTAGAGCAACTTATAAAGGTTGCTAAAGAGAAAATAATAAAACCTGACCCTGAAGATGATTTAGCCGCAGATAGATTAAAAAATGCTGCTGCAACAAAAAAACTTTGCATCTTTGATGCATTTGAGATTTTAAAAAAGATTGAAGAAGAAAAAGAAAATATAGAGTTGAGCAGTAGTAATAAAGTTGAAACAAAACAAGGGTTTGCTGAAAGAAGGTCAAAATAGCGATTTATATAAAGTTCTTATTGATTATATTCCTAAGAATGTAGTTACTAATAAAAACAGAAATAGGTCTTGGTTATATGGTTATAACTCTAAATATGATGTTATAGTTATATCAAAGACAGGTTTAATAGGAGATGTTATTAAAATTAATAATCTAACTATTGCATTACCTCTTGCACCTAAAAAGTGTCTTCAAAGACACAAAAACAAAGAGGAACAATATTGGGAGCGAAAAGAATTACCCAAAAGTTTAAATAGAATTAATTCTATTTTTCAATGGAACGAAATGCCTAAGACATTTAAGAATCTTTGGGTTGATTATATTGAACAAGAATTTGATTATAGAGAGTATGGTTATTGGTTTAAAAACAATGGAACACCCACCTACATTACAGGAGCTCACTATATGTATTTACAATGGACTCAAATAGATGTAGGCTATCCTGATTACAGAGAAGCAAATAGATTGTTGTATATTTTTTGGGAAGCGTGTAAGGCTGACAAAAGAAGTTTTGGAATGATATATTTAAAAATTAGACGTTCAGGATTTTCTTTTATGTCCTCATCTGAATGTGTGCATACCGGAACGTTAGCTAAAGATTCAAGAGTAGGTATATTATCTAAAACAGGTTCAGATGCCAAAAAAATGTTTACGGATAAGGTAGTTCCAATAAACAGTAGGTTGCCTTTCTTTTTTAGACCCATAATGGACGGAATGGATAAACCAAAAACAGAATTAGCATACAGAGTTCCTGCAGCTAAGATTACTAAAAAGAATATGTATGACATTGAACAGGATGAAATACAAGGCTTAGATACAACTATTGATTGGAAAAATACTGATGATAACTCTTATGATGGTGAAAAACTTTTATTGTTAGTTCACGATGAAAGTGGAAAATGGTTAAAACCAAACAACATATTAAACAATTGGAGAGTTACCAAGACTTGTTTACGATTAGGTAGTAAGATAATTGGAAAATGTATGATGGGTTCTACGTCTAATGCTTTAAATAAAGGAGGTAATAATTTCAAACAACTTTATTACGATTCAGATGTAACACAAAGAAATGCAAACGGTCAAACAAAAACAGGACTTTATAGTTTGTTTATACCTATGGAATGGAACATGGAAGGTTTTATTGACAGATATGGCAATCCGGTTTTTACAACCGAGACAATAGTAAGAGGTATAGATGAAGAGGATATACAAATGGGTGCTATAGATTATTGGGAGAATGAAGTAGAGTCTTTAAAAAAAGACCCTGATGCTTTAAATGAATATTACAGACAGTTCCCAAGAACTGAGTCACACGCTTTTCGAGATGAAAGCAAACAGTCTTTGTTTAATCTTACTAGACTATATCAACAAATTGATTACAACGATTCAATGTTATCTGAGCACTATATAACACAGGGAAGTTTTTCTTGGAAGAATGGTATAAAAGATTCTAAGGTTACATTTTCTCCTGATAAAAGGGGGAGGTTTAAGATTACGTGGGTTCCCAACTTAAATATTCAAAACAATGTAGTAAAAAAGAATGGTATTTTATATCCCGGTAATGAGCATATTGGAGCGTTTGGTTGTGATTCGTATGATATAAGCGGAACGGTTGGAGGTGTGGGGTCGAACGGAGCTTTACATGGATTGACTAAGTTTAGTATGGAAGAAGCTCCAACAAATGAGTTTTTTTTAGAATACATAGCAAGACCACAAACTGCAGAGATTTTTTTCGAAGATGTACTGATGGCTTGTGTGTTTTATGGTATGCCAATTCTTATAGAAAACAATAAACCTCGTTTGCTTTATCATTTTAAAAATAGAGGATATAGAGGGTTTTGCATGAATAGACCCGATAAAAAGTTTATAAAGTTGTCTAAAACTGAAAAAGAATTAGGAGGTATACCCAACTCAAGTGAGGATGTAAAACAAGCTCACGCTGCTGCTATTGAATCTTATATTGAAACCTTCGTTGGAATGCAAGATTCAGGAGACATGGGACAGATGTATTTTAATAGAACTCTAGAAGATTGGGCACGGTTTGATATAAGTAATAGAACTAAGTTTGACGCATCAATTAGCTCCGGGTTGGCTATAATGGCTTGTCAAAAACACCTTTATCAGCCCGAACGAAAAGAGTCAAGAATTATGATTAACTTTGCAAGGTATAGCAATAAAGGCAATATAAGTCAAATTATTAGATGAAAGATGTAAAGATAAATATTTCATCTGCAGGTTTCCCAAGTCAATTCGTGTCGGATGCAGAAAAAGCAACAGATGAATACGGATTAATGATTGGACAAGCTATTCAATATGAATGGTTTCGTAAGGATGGAAATGGTTGCAGATTCTATGACCAATGGAGAGAGTTCCATAGGTTGAAGTTATACGCAAGGGGAGAACAGTCAATTAGAAAATATAAGAATGAACTTGCCATAGACGGTGATTTATCTTATTTAAACCTTGATTGGACTCCGGTGCCAATTATTCCCAAATTTGTAGACATAGTTGTAAATGGAATGTCAGATAGGTTATTCCGAGTAAAAGCATACGCTCAAGATGCAATGTCACAAGCCAAAAGGTCTAAGTATCAAGATATGATAGAGGGACAAATGGCAGCAAAACCTCAACTAGAAATTATAGAACAGAAAGCGGGATTTGACCCGTTTGTTATAGACAAAGGTGAGTTACCGGAAACGGATGAAGAGTTGTCTTTATATATGCAACTAAATTACAAACCTTCAATTGAAATAGCAGAAGAAGAAGCTATCAATACTTTGTTTGAGGAAAATCATTACATTGATTTAAGAAAAAGATTTGATTACGATTTAACTGTATTAGGAATTGGTGTAGCAAAGCACGAGTTCTTAAAAGGTTCAGGAGTAAAAATATCTTACGTAGACCCTGCAAACATAGTATATAGTTATACGGAAGACCCACACTTTAAAGATTGTTTTTATTGGGGAGAAGTAAAAACCCTTCCAATAACAGAATTAATAAAAATTGACCCCACTCTAACTAATTCAGATTTAGAGGAAATTTCTAAATACAGTCAATCGTGGTATGATTATTATAATGTTGCTCAGTTTTATGAAAACGATATTTTTTATAGAGACACTGTAACTTTAATGTACTTCAACTATAAAACCACTCAAAAGATGGTTTATAAGAAAAAGGTTATGGCTACCGGGAATAGTAAAGTTATTGAAAAAGATGACCAATTTAACCCGCCACCCGAAAGTATGGAGGATGGTAAGTTTGAGAAGTTTGAAAAAACTATAGACGTATGGTACGATGGTGTTATGGTCATGGGGACTAACATACTATTAAAATGGGAGTTGGCAACCAATATGGTAAGACCAAAATCATCAAGTCAACACGCATTACCTAATTATGTAGCAGTAGCACCAAGAATGTATAAAGGCATATTGGAATCTTTAGTTAGAAGAATGATTCCTTTTGCTGATTTAATACAACTAACACATTTAAAATTACAACAAGTTATTGCTAGAACTGTTCCTGACGGAGTGTATATAGATGCGGATGGTTTAAACGAAGTGGACTTGGGTACAGGAAATGCTTATAACCCTGAAGACGCATTACGTTTGTATTTTCAAACAGGTTCCGTTATAGGTAGGTCTTATACTCAAGATGGGGATATGAACCAAGGAAAGGTTCCTATACAACAACTTAATAGCAACTCAGGAGCAGGTAAAACACAAATGTTGATTACAAACTATAATCATTATCTAAATATGATTAGAACTGTAACAGGTTTGAATGAAGCTCGAGATGCTTCTATACCTGACCCTAACTCTTTAGTTGGTCTACAGAAACTTGCGGCTTTAAATTCAAACGTTGCAACCCGACATATACTTGATGGAAGTTTATATATATACCGTTCTTTAGGTGAAGCACTAACTTATAGAGTCGCTGATATTTTAGAATATTCAGATTTTAAGGATGACTTTGCAAATAAGATTGGTAAATTCAATGTTTCTATTTTAAATGAAATATCAGATTTATACATATATGACTTTGGAATCTTTATTGAAGTTGCTCCTGATGAAGAAGAGAAAGCAAAACTTGAAGCCAATATACAAATGGCTTTATCTAAGAATGATATAAACTTAGAAGATGCAATTGACATTAGAGAACTTAAAAACATAAAACTTGCTAATCAACTTTTAAAACTTAAAAGAAAGCAAAAGCAAGAGAAAGAACAAGAAATAGAAACCAAAAAACAACAGATGGTTGCTATGAACAATCAGAAGTCACAACAGATGGCTGCTCAAATGGCAATGCAAAAACAACAAGCAGAACTACAAGGTAAAATGCAATTGAAACAAGCAGAGATTGCATTTGATATTGAGAAGATGAAAAATGAGGCTCAATTAAAATCTCAACTGATGGAACAAGAATTTAATTACAATCAGCAGTTAAGACAGATTTCAGAAAACGCTTTACAACAACGAGAGTCTCAAAGAGAGGTTGCGAAAGAAAAAAGAATATCGCAACAGAATACAGAACAATCTCAATTGATAAACCAACGAAAAAACAATTTACCACCTCAAAAGTTTGAGTCAAATGAAGATAGCTTAGATGGCTTTGATTTAGCTGAATTTGGACCTAGATAGTGAATAAATTGTATCAAAAACATTTATTAACTTTGTATAAATTAAAATCAAATGGAATTTAAAGTAAGAACAGTTGAGGGAACTGAACAAAAATCCCAACAGGAAATAGAGGAAAAACTATTAAAAGATGCGGAAGCTAAAAACGACGCAGTTAACGTGGCAGGAGTGGAAGATGGCAACGAGAGTTCCACCACCCCACAAAAGCAAGAAAGTGTACCGTCGGAAGACGAAGCACCAAACGAACCAACTCAGTCTTCCGAGTTAAAGGAAGAGGACGTTCTTTCATTTATTAAAAACAGATATGAGAAAGATTTTACATCTGTAGACCAAATCTTCGACGCTAAAAACGAAAACGAAGAGTTGCCTGAAGATGTAAAAAGTTATTTTGAGTATAAAAAGAAAACAGGTAGAGGAATTGAAGATTACGTAAAACTAAACAAAGACTACTCTACTTTGTCTGAAGACCAACTTTTGTCTGAGTATTTTCTTTCTTCAGGAGAGGCTACTGATACAGAAGATATAGAAATCTTAATGGATGACTATACTTTTGATGAAGAGCTTGATGATGAAAAAGATGTTAAGAAAATTAAGTTGGCAAAAAAGAAAGCTATTGCGAAAGCTAAAAAGTTTCTTAATGAGCAAAAAGAAATGTATAAACAACCACTTGAGTCAAGCACGGTTGGAATTTCTGAAGAGCAACAAAAAGAAATTGATAGTTATAAGCAATATTTAGCAGAGGCTAAAAATAGTCAAGAGGAATTAAAAAGAAAAAGAAATTGGTTTGTTGATAAAACCAACGAAGTATTTCAAGATTTCAAAGGTTTTGATTTCAAAATTGGAGATACTACTTTGACTTTCAATCCGGGTGACGGTGAGAAAATAAAACAAACTCAGTTGGATTCTAACTCTTTTGTAAAAAAGTATGTAGACCAAGAGACGGGTATGTTTAATGATATTTCCGGTTACCATAAGGCGTTAGCCGTAGCAATGCATCCGCAAAGGTTTGCTGAGTTCTTTTATGAGCAAGGTAAAGCTGATGCTACTGAAAGCACTGTGCGTAAAATGAAAAATGTCGATATGACAGAACGAAAAGCAGTACAAGTAGGAAGCAGAAAAGATGGATTGCAAATCAAGTCAATATCTACTCCAAGTAGTAGAGGCTTGAAGATTAGAAGTAATAAAAAGTAAATTAACAATTTTAAAAAATAAAAGTTATGGCAGGTAATTTTACAGGTCCCGGTTTTGACCTTCAGCCATCGGCACAACAAGTGCCCTTGAGCACAAACTACATACAGAACTTTGATTTCTTGAATCAGTATCTACCTGATACTTATGAAAAGGAATTTGAGAGGTATGGTAACCGAACAATTAGTTCATTTTTAAGATTAGTTGGAGCAGAGCTTCCATCTAATTCAGATTTAGTTAAATGGGCAGAACAAGGTAGACTTCACGTGAAGTATACTCAAGTTGGTTCAGCAGCAGCAGCAGGTGCAGCAGAAGCCGTTTTTCAAATCAATGACCCCGCAGGTCCTGCAGGTCAAGTAATAACAGGACAGAATCCATTCTCTGCACAAGGCGGTATCGCTTTAAGAGAAGGACAAACTGTTGTAGTTCACCAAAACGATGGTTCAGGTGAAAATAAAGGTATTGTAACAGATGTTGACTTAACTGTCTCTCCAATCACGGCTACAGTTGCTTTCTATGAAGCAGCAGGTCTTGTAACGGCAGGAACAGGTGTAGGAAACTCTGATGTTACAATATTTATTTATGGTTCAGAATTTAAAAAAGGTACAGTCGGAATGGAAGGTTCACTAGAATCTGATGACTTCATCTTTGAAAATTCTCCAATTATTATCAAGGATAAATACGCAGTATCAGGTTCTGATATGGCTCAAATCGGATGGATTGAAATTACATCTGAAAACGGAGCTTCAGGATACTTGTGGTATATGAAGTCTGAGCATGAAACAAGGCTAAGATTTGATGACTACTTAGAAACTGCAATGGTAGAAGCAGTCCCTGCAGAAGCAGGTTCAGGTGCAGCTACTGCAGCAAATAACCCTAACTATGGTAATAAAGGTTCAGAAGGTATTTTCTATTCAGTACAAGATAGAGGTAACTTATGGACAGGTGGTGTGCCGGATGCATTAGCAGATTTTGATACAATTATCGGAAGACTTGACGCTCAAGGTGCAATTGAAGAAAATGTAATCTTCTTAGACAGAGATTTCGGATTCGCTATTGATGATATGTTAGCAGCACAAAACTCATACGGAGCAGGTGGTACGTCTTACGGACTATTTGACAATGATGAGGAAATGGCTCTTAACTTAGGATTCTCAGGATTCAGAAGAGGATATGACTTCTATAAATCAGATTGGAAATATCTAAACGACCCAACAATGCGTGGTGGTTTAGCAGTAGGAGCACCCGGTGTCGGTGGTTCCGGTTCAATTAATGGGCTTCTTGTCCCTGCAGGTTCAACATCTGTGTACGACCAAGTTCTTGGTAAAAATGCTAAGAGACCGTATCTACACGTAAGATATAGAGCTTCAGAAACAGAAGACAGAAGATATAAAACTTGGATAACAGGTTCTGCGGGTGGTGCAGCTACTACTAGCTTAGATGCTATGGAAGTTCACTTCTTGTCAGAAAGATGTGTTTGTACTATGGGTGCGAACAACTTCGTACTGTTTGAAGATTAATATTATCTAAAAGAGGAGTGGTGTCTTTAAAGACACCACCTCCTTTTTTTTAAATACAATTATTAAAATTAAATTATATTAAAATGAAATTAGAAATAAAAGATAGAGTTTATAAACTCACAAGAGATAAAGCACCTTTGTCGTGCATAATTCCCTCAAGAAGTTCTCGTAACTCTGCTTTGTTATATTTTGACAAAGAGCAAGGAATAAATAGAGAACTAAGATATTCCATAAACCAAAAGAGTCCCTTCAAAGATGAACAAGATAGCAACCCTGTTGTTACTCCGGTTATATTTGAAGATGGTATGCTTAGAGTATCTAAGCAAAATCCTGTGTTACAAGAGTTTTTACATTATCACCCTTTAAACGGTAGAAAGTTTGTTGAGGTAGATTACGGTAAAGATGCAGCAGAAGAAGTAGAACAACTAAGTGCTGAAGTAGATGCATTAGTTGAAGCTAAATCTTTATCTATAGAACAAATGGAAAACATAGGTAGAGTTCTTTTTAATAAAGATGTAACTATGATTACTACATCAGAACTAAGGAGAGACATATTGGTTTTTGCAAAAAGAAATCCTTCAGGATTTTGTAACCTTTTAAGGGACCCTAAGTTAAAATTACAATCACAAGTTCAAAGTTTCTTTGACAATAAAATTTTAGCATTTAGAAATAAAAAGAGAGATGTTTATTATAACTTAGAAGGAAACAAAAAAAGAATGACAACTATACCTTTTGGTGTAGACCCTAATGAATATTTAGCAGATTGGTTTGCTTCAGATGAAGGAATAGAAGTTTTAAAATTTTTAGAAACACAATAATTAGTGTTGTTTTGATTGTTTGTTAAGAAAGAGGTCTTTTAAGAAGTCCTCTTTTTTTTTGTTTATCTTTGTATAAAAGATTTATAGATGATAAACTCGGTTAGAAATACAGTATTGTCTATACTTAATAAAAATAATTATGGGTACATCTCCCCGTCAGATTTTAATCTTTTTGCTAAACAAGCTCAATTAGATATTTTTGAAGATTATTTTTATCAGTATAACTATCAACTAAATAAAGAAAATGCTCGTGCATCCGGAACCGGCTATGCTGATATTACAAAGGGATATGAAGAAGTAATAAACATTTTTTCAGTAGAAAACTTTTTAATACACAATAGTGCGAATAAATTTTTCACTCCAAGCCCCACCACCACAAATGATAATTATTATTTGTTAAATAAAGTTCTAGCATACACTAGACAATTAGCAAATGGCGTTAACGACCAAGTAGTAGCAAATCAACTAATTGATGGAACTGTTGATTTTATTGCATCAGGTGTTTCCGCAGGAGATATAGTTGGTAATATTAATACCAATCAAACTGCTATAGTAACAAGCGTAATTAACGCTACTACATTACAAATTGATGCAGACATATTTTTGGCTTTCCCTGAAGGATACGTTATATATGATGATAGTGTAATAAACGAAGCTGAAAAGGTTACACAAAGTAAAATAACAATGCTTAACAATTCTTTACTTACTGCTCCATCAACTATGTTCCCCGCTTACACACAACAAGAACCAAATTTATCTTTGTTTCCGGTAAGCATAAATACTATAGGAGCGGTTTTATGTCAGTATATAAGATACCCTAAAGACCCTAAATGGACCTTTGTAAACCTTATTGGTGGCGAACCATCTTTTGACCCATCACAAAATGATTATCAAGATTTTGAATTAAGTATATCTGACGAGCCAACTTTGGTTATAAAGATTTTACAATATGCAGGAATGTCAATCAGAGAAGTGGCAGCAGTGCAGTTTGGACAAGGATTAGAACAACAAGAAGCAACCTCTGAAAAATAACAACTATGGCTTATATATCACAATATGAATATTATGAAAACAACGGTAATCAACCTGAAGATAAAAATTGGGGTTCATATCAATATGTCTCATTGTATGATATTGTAAATAATTTTATGTTAATGTATGCCGGTAATCACTCTTTGGTAAATAACGAAGAAAGATATAAGGTATTGTTTCATGCAAAAAGAGGAATACAAGAACTTAATTACGATGCATTCAAAGAGATTAAGATTTTACAACTTACGGTTTGTAACACATTAAGATATGTTTTACCTTCAGATTACGTGAATTGGGTTAGAATATCTTGTTATAAAAATGGGTTATTGTATCCTTTGACAGAAAACATTCAAACTAATTGGAGTAGTGCATATTTACAAGAT